GACTTTGTACAACACCAACCTGTTCGTCGACGGCGTGAACTTCTCCGGCGACGTCCCCAGCCTGACGCTGCCCAAGCTGACCACCAAGACTGACGAATACCGTGGCGGCGGCATGACCGGCCCCATCGAGATGGATCAGGGGCTTGAGAAAATGGAAGCCTCGTTTGTCACCAAAGGCGTGCGCCGCGAGTCGCTGAAGTATTTCGGCCTGGCTGACGGCACGGCGTTCAACGCTACGTTCCGTGGTGCTTTCAAGGGGCAAAAAGGCGCGGTGACAGCGGTTGTTGCCACCCTGCGCGGCCGGCTCAAAGAGGTCGATCTCGGTGACTGGAAAGCGGGCGATGCTGCAGAGATCAAACACGCCGTTGCGGTCACGTACTACAAGCTCGAAATCGACGGGCGCCTGATGTACGAGATCGACATGGTCGCCGGCATTCAGGTGATCGACGGCACAGACCAACTGCTCGAAGTGCGCAACGCGCTCGGCCTGTAAGGAATAGATCCAGATGACTCAAGTAATCGCTAAAAACCTGCCGGCCTGGCTGTCGCTCAGTGCAGTCGGTGCCGTCGTAACGCTGACCCGCCCAAGCCAAGCCAATAGCATCGACGTCGAGACGTTGAACCTGCGTAATCCGACCGTGCGTGAGGTGCGGGCGGCCGACCGCGCGGCTAATGGTGACGACGAACAACGCGAGCTGATGCTGTTCGCAGGTCTCGCCGAAGTCGGACTGAAGGATCTGGAAGGCCTCAAGCTGGCGGATTATCGCCGCGTGCAAACGGCGTATTCGCACCTGGTGCCGAAAACCGATTATTCGGACTCGATGCCGGCGTGGTTGTCGCTGACCACCGACCAGGTGCTGGTGACGCTCTCGTGCCCGAGCGAAATCAACGGCGTGACCGTCGACAAGCTGGCCTTGCGTTCGCCGACCGTGGGCGACGTGCGAGCGGCCAACCGTGAGGTGGGTGGCGATGATGAGCAGCGCGAGCTGGTGTTGTTTGCTGCGTTGTCCGGCGCGTCGGTGGCGGATCTGGAGGGGCTGAAGCTGGTGGATTTTAACCGCTTGCAGGCCGGCTATTTTCGCATGGACAACGACGACGGGCTTTAACCCCAGCGTGATCAAGTCGGCGGCGAAACGTCTGGCGGCGGAAACCGGATTTTCCGCCGCCGAGATCCAGTCGATGCCGTTCGCGGACATGGTGTGGTGGCTCACGGATTGAGCCGCCACCGGTAGTACTGGGCACATGAGGGCCATGACATGGCAAACAAACTCGCCCTCGGGCTGGTGATTGGCGGCGCCGTCAGTTCCACGGTCGGCGCCGCGTTCAAGGACGTGACCGGGCGCATCAAGCGCCTTGAGGCAGAAGGCAACAAAGCGCGCGTGCTGCAGCGCACGATTGGCGACACCATCCGCCTGCGCGAAGAATGGAAAAAGGCTCACGACACCGGCGCGGCTGGTGCGTCCAAATTACTCAACCGCTTGAACTCGAACCTCGACAGCCTGAGAAAGCAGGGGATCGAGGTCGGCCGGCTGGAAAAAGCCTATCGCTCGATGGGACAGACGGCCAACAAAGCCGAGCTGAAAGCCAAGGGGCATCAGCAGATTGATACTGGTGTAAAGGGCATGAAGGGCGCCGTCGGTGCAGCGGTCGTCGGTGTCGGTGCAATGGCGGTACCGACCAAGGTCAGCGCTGACTTTGGCGCGATTGTCCGTGACATCGCGATCAAGGCCGGCATTGCCAACAAGCCGCAAGAACAGGAAATGTCGCGCAAGATCATCGACACTTCACGCGATACCGGCATGGCACGCAACGATGTGGCCGACGTGGTCAATCAGTTGGTCGGCGCCGGTATGGATCTGAGCAAGGCGCTGGAGTACGCGCCTGTCGCGGCCAAGTTTGTCGTGGGGCAGGGATCCAGCGGCGTCGACACGGCGAAGATGATTAACGCCTTGGGGCAGAACGCCAAGATTACCGACCCCAAGCAGATGCAGCAGGCGCTGGAGGCGATCGCTTACCAAGGGCAGGCGGGCAGCTTTGAAGCGGCCGACATGGCCAAGTGGTTTCCCGAACTGCTGGCCAACATGGCCAGCAACGGCATCACCGGCTTGGACGCGGTGACCCAACTGGGCGCCATGCTGCAGGTGCAGATGAAGCAGGCCGGCAGTTCGGACGAAGCGGCCAACAACCTGAAAAACTGGATGGGCAAAATCGGCTCGGGCGATACGGTCAAGGCTTACGAAAAGGCCGGTATCGACTACAAGGGGTCGATGCAGACCGGTTTGCAGAACGGCATGTCGACGCTTGAAACCAGTATGGCGCTAGCTCAGAAATACATTCAGGCGACCGATCCGGCGCGCGCGGCGAAAATGGCCGAGGCCACGGCAAAAATCAGCGAGCAGGCGGATCCGGAGAAAGCCAAGGCCATGATGGCCTCGCTGGAAGAATCCCTACGCACCGGCGACCTTTTTGCCGACATGCAGGTCAAGGCCGCACTGTCGGCCTACATGCAGAACAAGGCGCTGTACAGCCAGCTCAAAAACGATTCGCGTGACGCGACCGGGATCCTCGACAAGAACCTCGCCGAGCGGCGCGAGTCGTCATCGCAGAAATGGGCGGAAATGGCCCAGTCGATGGATGACGCCATGCGCAGCGTCGGTGATGCGCTGCGCCCGGTGACGGACACCGTGGCCGAGTCGTTGACCAAGGTTACTAAAGGTATTACGTCGCTGACGGATAGCGCGCCTGGGGTAGTTGCCGGTATCGCCACGGTCGGGGCGGGGCTGATTGCCTTAAAAGGTATCTTCAGCACGATCAAGATCAGCAAGGGACTGCTAAACCTTGCGCGTGGGTCGCGCGGTGGCAGGAATGGGAGCGAAGCCCCAAATAAAAACCCGGGAGAACTTGATCTGGTAGCGACTGGCCTGGATGTTGTTTCGCGGGTGAAGGAAGCGGCAACAGGCGGTGGCCTTGGTACTGAAAGTGGTGCAGGTAACGACGGCGTCAAGAAGGTTTTCGTCGTCAATGCCGGCGCTATGGGTAGCGGTGTGGATGCGTCGGGCGAATCGCGCCGACGTGGACGTGGGTCAAGGCGCAGCGCTCGGCGCCGGTCGTTGCCGAGTTCGAGAGGTCCTCGCCCGTCTGTGCCTCGTCCACCTGTTCCGGTTTCGCGGCCACCTGTTTCGATCCCGTCGCCATCAGTCCCTTCCGTTCCTGGCGGGGCATTGTCCAAGCTCGGCGTCGTCGCCGAAACCGTCGGCAAGGCCGGCAAGGTGGCCAAGGTCATTCCTGGTGGCACGCTGCTGGAGTCCGGCGCGATGGCGCTTGAAACCTTTCAAAACGCCAAGACCAAGGACGAAAAAGCCGAAGGTTACGGTTCGGCCGCTGGCAACCTGGCCGGCACCATGGCCGGTGCAGCAGCCGGCGCCGCCATCGGTTCGGTTGTGCCGATCATCGGCACCGCTATCGGCGGCATGATCGGTGCGTACCTGGGCAGTCAGGGCGGTGCGGCGTTGGGCGGGTCGTTGGGTAAGTCGTTGTTCGGTGGCGAGGATGAAAAGCCCGAACAAACGGCAAAGGCGCCGGTGCCAACCACGCCGCTCATGCTGACGTCAGCGGCCCAAAAAGGCCCGGCGCTGGGGGATGTCGCACGCTCGATGGCGGTGACGGCGCCGCTCAAGTCGGCGGCGCTGGCGATCCAACCCAAGGAGCCGGAAAAACCGGTGCCGGCCAAGGTGGACCAGCAGTTTCAGTACTCGCTGAACATGCCGGTCACGGTGCAGGGCGACGTCAAGGACCCGCAAGCTTTGGCGCAGGATCTGATGCCGCACATGCAGCGAATGATGGCGGATGCGGCAAAGAGTAACGCCGCCAAGCTGTACGACGAACCCCATGTCTAAGGAGGTTTCATGGCTTACATGGAGCAAATGCAATCGAGCCTGAAGTATTTGGTCGAGGCAGCGGAAACCGGGCGGCGCAGTGCTGATGGCATGCTGACCCCGGTCAACGGAGCGATCCGCGAACTGACCGGCGCCGCGTCCGAGCTGGAGAACATCCCGTTTGTTGGTCCGGCCATCGGCGCCAAACTTCAGCGGGTGATGCGCGGCGTCGACGCCGCTCAGGCTAAGGTCGGTCAGGTGGTGGCGGTGTACGGCCGCGCCACCCGGGCGGCGGCTGAAGTGCAGGATCGGCTGGGCACGTTGAAGGAACAGGCGGGCAAGGCGGCCACGGCGATCAACAACGTTGCCGGCAAGGTCAGTCCGTCGCTAGCCAACATCGTGCCCACCAGTTCCTTTGCCGTGGAGGCCACGCCGGCGCCGGAGGCGGTGAAGCCGTTCCCGCATCTGATGATCATTCAGCCGCGCGATCCGAAGATTGAGCCGTATTACTTCAACCTGGACACGGCGGCGTTTGATGAGCTGAGCCGTTCGACCGAATTCCGCTGGGCTTCGCAGGAGCGGCTGACGCGCCGCCCGGCGAAGCAGGCCATCGGTATGGGCGATGAAAAGTTGACGCTCAAGGGCACGATCTACCCGGGCTTCAAGGGCGGGCTGAAGCAGCTCGACACGCTGCGTTCCATCGGGGCCAGGCTGCAACCGCTGACCCTGACCACGGGCTATGGCGAGGTGATCGGGACGTGGTGCCTGAAAAACATCAACGAGGAACAGTCCGCACTGCTGCACGGCGGGATTGCTCGCAAACAGGGCTTCACTTTGGAGTTTGAGCGTTATGGCGACGACATGCAGGACGTCTGATGGCGACATGCTCGATGTCATTTGCAACAACGTTTACGGCCATCTGAATGGCAGCGTCGAGGCCGTGCTCGATGCCAATCAGGGGCTGGCCGATGAGCCTCAGCCGTTCCGGTTGGGCGTGATCATCGTCCTGCCGGATCTGCCCAGCCCGACCAGTGAGGGCGTCAGCTTGTGGGATTGACCCAGGCTGCCCGCGCCGTCGCCCAACCGCGCTAGGCGTAACGACACGTTGTTTTTCTGACCCGTCTTGTGCGGGTTTTTTATTGGAAAAAAACTATGACTCCGATGTTTCGCATTGTCGCCGATGGCGCCGATGTCACGGCCAAGATCAATGATCGGCTGTTGTTATTGCGTACCTCTGACAAGCCGGGCATGGAGTCCGACGAGTTTGAGTTGCGTATCGACGACCGTGACGGGCAAGTGCAATTGCCACGGCGTGGCAGCTCAATCGAGATCTACCTGGGCTATGCCGAAACGACCTTGACGCGTATGGGCAGTTACACCGTCGACACGGTCGAGGTGTCAGGCCCGCCGGACACGATCGTGATCAAGGGCAAGGCCAGCGACGTGCGTGGCAGTGGTAAAACCATCCGTAGCGGAAGCTGGGAGGGCGTGCCGTTGTCGAAGATCGTGGCTGACGTGGCCGCGCGCAATGGCTGGACGCCGGTGTGTCCGGTGTCGACCAAGGTCGCCCGGGTCGACCAGCTCAACGAGTCCGATTTTAATTTCATCACCCGGCTGGCCAAGCAGTACGACTGCACGGCCAAGGTGGCCGACGGCAAGCTGTTGGTGATGCCGCGCCAAGGTGGCCAGACGGCCAGCGGCAAAGCATTTGGCGCTATCACGCTGTCCCGCAGTGACCTTAGCCGCTGGCAATTCAGTCTCGGCGATCGCAATTCGCACAAGGCGGTGGCGACCAAGCATCAGGACAAAAAGAACGGCAAGCTCGCGGTGGTTACCATCGACAACGATGACGCTCCGGACGGCCTGCCGGCAGTGCATACCGACCGCCATATTTACCCAGACAAGGGCGCTGCTGAGGCGGCGGCCAAGGCCCGATTGTCAGCGTTCAACCGCTCGACCGCCGATGTGCGGCTTGAAATGCCCGGCCGGACGGACATCTTCGCCGAGCGTCCCATCATCGCTCAGGGTTTCAAGGTCGGGCTTGATGGCGAATACCTGGCGGATTCGGTCGAGCAGGTATTCACCCAGTCCGGCTGGTCGACCACGGTCGAATGCAATGCCGGCAAAGCCGGTAAATCCAAGGGCAAGAAAAAGAAAGGGCCAAAGCCACCCCTCAAGATAGTGAACATCGAGAAGCAATAGCCGCATCCCATCGCCGCCTGAGTGCGGTTTTTTTATGTCTGGAGTTTGTAATGTCCATCACTGAACAACAGCTGCAAAGCATCATGCCCAACGCCCGCCGCCAAGCGGGCGTTTTTGTATCCGCCCTTAACGCAGCCATGGCCCATCGACAGATCAATACGCCGAAACGCCAAGCCGCATTCCTGGCGCAAGTCGGTCACGAGTCGGGTCAGCTGCAGTATGTCCGGGAACTGGGCGGCGACCAGTACCTGAGCAAATACGACACCGGCAACCTGGCTGCGAAACTGGGCAACACACCGGCAGCGGATGGTGATGGCCAGCGCTATCGCGGTCGCGGCCTGATCCAGGTCACTGGCCACAACAACTACCTTCGCTGCAGCTTGGCGCTGTTCAGTGATGAGCGATTGCTACGCACGCCTGAACTCCTGGAGCTGCCGCAGTGGGCCGCCGAGTCGGCCGCATGGTTCTGGTCAGTGAATGGGCTGAACGCGCTGGCCGATCAAAACGAATTCAACACGATCACCCGCAGGATCAACGGCAGTCTCAACGGCCTGCAGGATCGGCTGGAGTTGTGGGGGCGGGCGAGGGCGGTGCTATGCGTTTCGGCGAACTGATCCCGACGCCGTATCGACTGGCGGCCAAACGTGTACTGCTGGTCGTCTTAGCCGGTGCTTCCGCCGCCATCGCCTGGCAATTACAGGATTGGCGCTACGGCAAACAGCTCGCAGAGCAGGCCCGACTCCACACCGAAACCCTTAACCAGTTGGCCGTGGCCACGGTTGCGCAGCAGCGTGCCGAACAGGACCAACGCCTCGCGCTCGAGCAGCGCTTGGCCATCAGCGAACAAACCCATTACCGAGCCTTGAGCGATGTCCAACGTGATCAAGGTCGCCTGCGCGACCGCCTTGCCACTGCTGATCTGCGCTTGTCAGTCCTACTCGACGCCACCACCGGTGCCGGCAACGGAACGGTGTCAGCCACCACCGCCTCCGGCGGCGTGGTTCATGGCCCCACAAGAGCCGAACTTGACCCAGCGCATGCTCAACGAATTATCGGCGTCACCGATGACGGCGACCGGGG